TTACGAGTTGGTTTGCCGTGTTCGTCTTTCATTGGTCCCTTAACACCACTCATACGTGCACAAAAAGAACGACGACGACCAGCTGCTTTACCCTTTGGATCTAGTTTGCTTGGAGGCGTAGTCACTGCCATTTTTAAGTGATGTCCGGGATTCTCTCTATTGTATTTGTCAACGCCAGCTCTAGTGAGTCCACCGGTTTCTGACTTATACTTGTTTTCTTCGATTTTTTTACCGCAAGTGCAGTTACCGTTGCACTCGTTTAAAGTTTGTTCTTTAACGACTTTTTTGATAGTGTCGATTCTCTTCTTGGCTGTTTCTTGACCCGGTGTCATGTTTTTATAGATGTCTGTCAATGAATTTGTACCGATGAAGCGACTACTTGCGTCTTCTGAATTCTTAGATACTTTTTCTGAGCCAGTATATTCTTCTTGAGCGTCTTTAAAATCTTTTGCTGTAGGAGCACCCTTCGATCCTGGCTTACGCATGTGTTCACCCGATCCGTGCTTGATACGTTCGCGCTTGGCATGGATATTATCCCATAGACCACGCTTTTCTAAAAGATCTTTATCGATCATCATAGCTGCTCCGCCGGCAATAAATGAGTTGACTCTATTATAAGCTGTTTGTTCAGTCATGTCTTCTGCATACCCACGACGATATACTTCTTCCAGCGTATCGAAAGGAATACCCGAAGACTTAGACTTACGATATAGTGATACTGTTTGTTTGGGTGTCAGGGCTACGACAAGCCCGCTCTGCTCTTCAAGAGCTAGCTGAGGAATAGATGGAGACTTTGTTTCTTCAGACATTGGTGTTTCCCGTGGGCTTAACCATGAACAGTGCAGGATTGCCGTAGCTTTCTGCTGACCTTTTATTTATAAAATTGCTTATGTTATCGCAGCCACAAAGGTGTTGTTAGCCGTTCCATCTAAACAAAAATACTTAACATACATTGTATTGTGAGAACTTAGATAAAAAGACTGACCGCCTGTAGCCTGTGTCGAACTTACGCCATGATTAAACTGTTGTGTGCCACCAACATTATTAAAGATAAACAGTTCGACCACCTTACCAGCTGTCAAATTTTGTATGTTAGCTGTAACAGTTCCTTGATTGGTATGAATATGAACAAAGTTGTCAGTCGAAAAGTCAATCAATACTGTGTTTGAAATGACATTTGCTATTCTTACATTCGGAGGCTTATAAGCTGTAGTTTGTACTGTATTATCAGTAAAAGTAATTGTTGTATTTGCTTTGATGTTTTGGTTAAAGACAACGCTGTTGTTTACAGAAGTAGAACCAACTACCAAGTTTTGCGATGCATTTGCTAACTGAATAGTATAGTTTTGCAAAACGATACCGCCAGCATTGAATCCAGCGTTAGCATTGAACTGTGTATTAGTTCCTGCGCCCTGAGTGATATAAAACACTTGATTAGCGAGAGAAAGCGTTTGATCAGGATTTCCACCTATCACGTCTTGGAATGTAACAGAATTTGCACCAACAATAACTTCATCAATATATGCTTGCGCCCAGCGATTTGTTGTATTACCAATAGTATATGTTAGAGTCGTTGATGGTATAATATTAGAGGCGACATTCAATAAGTTTGGGCTAGAAACTGGATCATCAAAAACAAACATTTTTGAAGCGGCATCGTAACGAAGATAAAGATCATCGCCAATAGTTGAGTAATTAACATCGTCTAAACGTGCTAATCTAACTTCACCACCGCCACCCATTTGAGATGTACGTGATGCAAAACGATGAAGGTCAGTAACTGTTTTCTTTAAAATATCCAATTCTTTTCGAATAGAATTTGGAATCTCATCAACAGCTGCTATATATTCATCACGTGCTTTTTGTGATATAACATCAACCGATCTTGTTATAAGATCTTTGTGTGGTAGTTGTGGTAATGGTTGTGCACCAAGAGGTATTGGTTTTGGTTCGCCAGCTTTTGATGGAGGCGCAGTGTAACCAACAGGTACATCTTCGGTTATAAGAGGAACTGGCTTTTGAAATGCTTTTTCTACAGTTAACTTTTCACCAACTGTAAGTTTCGTTAATGCATTGTTCATGTTCTCAAGCAGTGTAGCTTCTTTAGCCTTCTTCTGCTCAAGCTCCTCCAATAGGTTTTCATTACCTAATGCTTTGGCTAAGTTCTTTAGTAATTGATTCTCATCCATATTAACTTCTACCCTTTAATGTCGACATGATCTTTTGAATAAAAGCATTCTTTTTTGGATCAGCTTGTTGTGGCTTAGGTAAATCTTTATGTAGATCCGTATGATTGTCTTTTACGACACCCTTCAATATATTGTCTCGTGTATCGGCATCAGCTATATTGAGTTGTGTCCATGTCTGTAAAAAGTCTTGATCTAGATTACCCGGATCACCCGTAACAAAACCTAGACCGCGTACATCCCCACCAGAAGAAGTCATAGCATCTTCTTTGATAGCTTTTGGTCTAATTACTTTTTTTCTTGGTGGTGTCATCTGTGTAGGAAGAGCTCTCTTAGCAGCACGAGCTCTTTGCTTCATAGCTTTCTCTGTATCTTTCATCTTATGACGACGCTCTACTTCAGCACGAGCTAACGTACCTATTCTGTCTTTGCGTTTAGCATATCTAGCTAAAGAGATACCAGAAGTATTAGCATCGATCTTGACATCCATAGCTTGTCTTACATCGTTGTATAATTCATCGACGTGTTCTGGTTTGACGTGTGATGGTATGCCCTTCGCAAACTCTTTCTTCTTGCCGTTGAGTGCATGCGCTCTCATCTTAGATGCTGACATACCAGTCACACCCTCGGCATCTGGATCTCTATCACCGGCAGACACGACGTCGATCTTCTTGAAGTTGAAGAGTTTACCCTCACCCTCACCGTTATATTGTTCGAGCGTCTTTTTAAACTCTTCTACACGATCAGAACCAGCGACCATGATGAGATGATCGTGCCCAGCTTGATGCAGTCTCTGAGCTTGTTTAAGAAAATTAGGTGCGTCTTTATCAGCGACGATGATGTTAGCACCTGGAAAGAATCTCTTGGCATGCTTGAGTTTTTGTTCAGGAGATAGAGGATTTTTCTCTTCGTCTTGTGATGCAGACAATACGATCTGATGTTCTGCTTTATTTTCTTTAGCGAGTTCTTTGACTTTATCTACGAGAGCTCCATGACCTATAGTTGGTGGATTCATACGACCAAACGCAAACACTATTGGCTTCTTAGGCATTTTAGATTCGGGTTCTGGTTCACCCATCTTTTGGAATGATCCACGTAAGAAGTTAGAGCGTGAGAACTCTGCACGATCGACTAGTTTAGTCGGTCTACCGTTTCTAATAGCTACGAAACCTTCGGGTTTTACTGATTCGCCACCTATAGTCGTCGTAAAACCGTTATCAGCACGAGCTAATGCACCGATCAGTGTATCTTTAGCTTGTTGTAAAGTGCTATGCAGCTTGAATATAGCATTGAACTGCTTCATGTGATTTTTAATGTGCTGCGCTACGAGTTCGAACTGTTCCATCTTTTTTTGTTTTGATGATTCAGTTTTTACTTTATCGATCTCTTTACGAGCTCTGTCTGTCAGAAAGTTTAAGTAACCCTCAGCGCTTGCAGACTTCCATGTACCCTTACGAACTAGTTCGTTGATATAAGTCTTCATGGTAATATCATGACCGTCTAGAACATCAAACACGTCTGGTTCCATACCAGCATAAAGTTGTTCGGCAGCTTCGATATGTTTTTCAAACTTCTTCTTTTCGACAGGAGATATAGAAGCCGGTCCAAGTTCAGGGTTAATCATGTGTACGTCAGGATCTGTCTTGAATGCACCCTGATCTACATCGAACGAAGCTTTCATGTCGTCTAGTTTCTTGCCGACATACTTAGTATGAACGACTAGACCCAACTTAGCGTTCGCTACGCTGCGACCCTGAGCAGAACCCTTAGCTGCATGATAAGTGATCGTGTTCGGTGTGAAGCTATATGAATTACCGTCATCCTTGATGTCAGATGCTGTGTACATCAAGTCGCCCTGATATACACCACCATTTTTAGGCATAATCTTCGGTAATTCGGTCAATGCTTCTTTTAACTTAGCTACGAGACCCGGAGCATGTCCGTGATTCTTCTCGATGTCTTCCATCGTGTAGTTAAGTTTTGGATTCTTATTGAATGCAGACTTAGAAGCAACGAAGAACTTACCGTTTTCTGGATTGATACCGAAAACGATAGATGGAGCTCCGTCATACTTAGTAGTGATTTTAGTCTTAGTAGGTTTACCCTCAAGAACTTTAATTACATCCATCATCGTATCGTGAGCGTGCGATACACCTTCGTGACCGCCATGAATGATATGATCTTCAGCGTGTTCGAGATGTTTTAATTTCTCGACGTCTAAAGATTCTACGATGAACGCTTGCAATCTAATCATTATTAGTCAACCATATTCTTTATTTTCATGCGTGATGATGGCATGGGTGTAGGTGCAGGAGGTTTAGCTGGTTTTTTAGGTGCAGCTATTTGAACGTTACCTACTCTAGGATTTTTAACTGGAGCTTTTCGAATTGCATCTATTTGTTTCTTAGCATTATTTTTGTCTGCACTAGTAGGACCTGCTGGTTTACCGGTGCCCAACTTACCATTGACTTGAATAGAAGAGAATGCACCATGAGTCGGTCTGTGTTCGTACGACATCACATGATTGCCAGCCTGATCGTATATATGAACTACACCACCCGGTGTATGCTGTGCAGTAAAATCTTTTGCATTATTGACTAACTGTGTATGCTTCTTTTGCATGATCGGTTCTGATGTCTTTTTAGAACCAACTACATAGTCGTAATCAAGATCTGGTGAAGTCTTCATCAGACTTTGTAACATCATTTTCTTTTGTGCTGGTTTAGCTGCATTGAACGCTTCAGCATGATGTTTAGCAGCTGCAGTCTGTGCTGCTTTATTAGCAGCTAAAACTTTTGGATCGTCTCTACGCGCTTTGATTTCTTTACCTGAAAGGCCAGCAAGTCCGGCTTTCTTTTTAGCAGCGTTCCATATACCAGTGATGTCTGTCTTGATACCAGCTGCATTAGAAGCTTGATCAAAAGTATTCGTAGTCGAGTTACTTAGAGTACCGGGCTTAAACTTTAATGAAGCTCCGTGTAGTTGACCCGATTTAGTTTTAATAACTATGTCGTGTGGATTACCAGCACGATCAACTTTTTTACCCAATAAACTATCGATACCTGCATAGGTATGATGTACTTCAGCGATATCGGCTGGATTGATCTTATGATTCTTTTTCAAACTTTCAAGATAAGCAGTCGCAGAGTTATTAGCATATTCTAGTACTTGCTTTCTCTTTTCCGGTGACAATGCTTTCATAGACTGTTTATGAAGATCTTCCATAGCTTTGATACGAGCTAGATGATCTTTGTTTTTATTTTTGGAAGAACCAGTCAATGCATGTAGTCTCAATGCCGTTGCAGTCTCATAGGCTGCACCAAGAGCTGTATTAGAACCACTGGCTTCTGCGGCCGCTGAATTATTTTTAGCTTCAGCGATATAATGAGAGAATGAAATCATAAGAACTCCGAATGTTTTATGTATTTATATAATAAAAAAGGGAGATGACCCAAGCCATCTCCCCACTCTCTTCAAACGAATGTGATCGGGTGGAACCCCACCATTACTCCCGACTATTCCTATACTTTAAATATCTTAAACTACGAGCCTCTTGTGCTGCAGCACATACACATTCATTTGATCCTATTTATACCACGACACCGACTTTTTTCGTATTTTTTATAAAAAAAGTCGGTGTAAGACCATCGAATCCACCACCTAGATTCAGATGACGCATTAGTTTCTTAGCTTCATCCTGATTTTTAAACGAAGTAATCACTTGCTTTGTCTTTGTTTCATGGACTTCAAACTTAGAGTCAACTGCTACTGTTTTATAATTCATTCAGTAACGACCTTCTTCCATTCGCCATTAGTATTACGCAACCACAACTCGCCTTCATCATTGACGCC